TATATGATGTGGATTGCAATAGCAATAGTGGTGTCGGTAGCTCTTATATGTGAGTGCATATCCGATTGTATGAATAATAAAGGGCAAGAGTGTTGTTGTGATTCTTGCCCGATGCAGAACGAATGTTGGGAGGCTATGAGGAAATGAAGAAAGAGAGCGAAATAAAAAAGGCTTTGGAGTGTTGTTCCAAAGGCAATCATTGCAGAAGTGATTGTCCTTACGATAACGAAGATGATAGTTGTGTAGAATGCACATCAATGTTGTCAAAAGATGTCCTTGACCTACTTGAGCGAAACGAAGACACGATTAAAGCAAAGTCAAATGTAATAGCATTATATGAGGAGATGTTGGAGCATAGGGCAAGAGAGATTGAGATGTTGACGATTGAGAAAGACAACCTTGTAAAAGAAATGACGGAGGTGCAGGAATGAAATCAGTATTGATAAGCATACAGCCTAAATGGTGTGAACTAATTGCCAATGGAAAAAAGACAGTCGAGGTCAGGAAAACAAGACCGAAGATTGATACACCTTTTAAGTGCTACATATACGAAACGAAGGGAGTATATAAGCCGAGTGGTTGTAATCATTTATTCAATGGCGAGGGTAAAGTCATAGGCGAGTTTGTGTGTGATTGCATTGCCAATTATGAAGCGGAACTTTGGGATGATGAAACTTATGAAAGAATACAAGAGTTTTATGAGCCTGATGATTTCGCCGAGTATGGTGAATACGAATACAAAACCATTGCCGACAACGGTGACGATTTTTGGAGAGAGAATATGCTTTGTGAATCCTCTTGCTTGACTATTGAGGAATTAAGAAAGTATGTCGGTTGTGGAATTGCTACATTTTACGGATGGAACATATCAAACCTTGTAATCTATGACAAGCCGAAAGAGTTGAGCGAGTTTTACACAGAATGTCAAATGAATTGTGAACATTGCGAAATGTGGGGACACACGAGAGTTAATGCAGATGAATTCGATATGGATTGTAAAAGTGATTGGTTTAATCATAAGCCACTAACAAGACCGCCACAGAGTTGGTGCTATGTAGAGGAGGTAAAAGCTGATGACAAACGATAAACAACGTGAGAGATTGGTGGAGTTGTTTGCACAGTTGGAAGACCCTTCATCGACTTGTCCCCGTTTCGGGACAAACAAAGTTTGTGAAGGGTGTAAATATCTCAAAGGGGATGAGTGCGACTTAACAGGAAGATTTGCCGACTACCTTCTTGCAAACGGTGTGATTGTTCCGCCTTGTAAGGTTGGGGATGTGGTGTATAGACTTGATGGCTTTGTGTGGAAATACGAATGCGGAGAATGTGAGTATTTTGATGAAGGATGGTACGATTGCCCTAATATGTGCGAAAAAACAGGCTCATCCAAAAAACCAACTGAATGTATTGAAATCAAAGAAGAAAAAATCACATTTGAAGATATTTTGCGGTATCTCTATTGGAACGATTTCGGCAAAACAGTATTCCTCACCAAAGAAGAAGCAGAAGCGAAGTTGAAAGAAGGTGTGTAGGGGGATGAGTAAAGCTCCTGTTATTTGTTACTATTGCGAGAAGGTATTTATGGGTGGTCCGTATGCCTTTGTATGCCCTAAGTGTCGAAAAAAGAGAAGTAGCGAAGCCGCTAAAAAGAGGGAAGCAAAAAAGAAAGAAGCGAAGATGAAAGAAGGTGTGCAGGGGTGAGACTTACTGTTGATTTTGAAATTAACGAAAAAATGACAAACATAGGATTTGCAAAGGCTGTAATAGATACGGATTGCTTTAAGGTATCTGATTTACAGGAAATAGGTAATTATTTGATGATTTATGCTAATGCGAGGGCGAATGAAAGCTTAGAACGAGCTTGCGTAGAATACAAAGGCGGTGCGGAGTGCCGAAAAAGAAACACAGATGATTGTAGGACTTCGTTTTATATCGAAGATGGGGAATTGTACTGTGCTACTCGCAATAATGACTTTTGCAGTTACGGAGAAAGGAAGGATACATAATGTTTCATTTATCAACCGAAGCGGTAAAATGGTATTTCAGCCGTGACAATATAGGCTTTATGGACAGAGAAAAAGCAGAAAGAATATGTAATATGCGGTTGTTGGGTATGACATATGAGGCAATAGGCAAAAAAGTAGGTTTGGAGAAATCCCGAGTGCGTGAGTATTGCTTAAAGGTTGATAGAATGTATCAGCGTGATCTGAGGTTAAGAGCGCAACGGTTAAATTGGGAAAAAAACGGGAACAAAATTTAAAAAAACGGTGATATAATGATATTGTGAAAATGTACCTCCTAAGTATTTTTTTCATAGGCATTTCTCCTTTCGTTATGGCAGAGGGACGCGGATATGGGTTACCGTGTCCCTTTTGTCATACCCAAAAAAGGTGGTAACGCAAAACACGCAAGGGGGTGTATATATGCTTACCCCTAAACAAGAACAATATTGTAAAAACAGAGCTATTCTTAAAATGTCACAGAGGAAAGCATATATTGACGCTTTTCCCGAGGCAAACAAATGTCAACCAAACTCAATTGATGTTAGAGCGTGCGAACTTGAAAAAGAGAGTAAGATTTCCATAAGGATAAAAGAGCTACAAGACGAAATCAAGGCGGAAATGAAGAAAAAGGCAGAATGGACACGCAGAGATGCTTTAAACGAGTTAAAGAGTTTAATAGATAGAGCAAACAGAGAAATGGACGAAACAAACTCAATGAGCGGTCCAAATGTTTCCGCAATAGTAAATGCAGTAAAAGAGCTTAATTCTATATATGAGGTTACGGCGGAGTCAACAGAACAAGAGAGTGATGGCTTTATTGATGCGCTGAACGGAAAAGCGGGAGAGGTGTGGAACGATGAAAACGGCGATATTCCACTTTAAACCCTTTTCCCGTAAACAAACACAAGTATTGACTTGGTGGCTTGATAATTCCCCCGTGAATGACTTTGACGGGATAATAGCAGACGGAAGCATAAGAAGCGGTAAAACTCTTTCTATGTCCCTTTCTTTTGTGTTATGGGCAATGACACGCTTTAACGGGCAAAACTTTGGAATGGCAGGGAAAACAATAGGCTCGTTCCGGCGTAATGTATTAACCCCGCTTAAAGTAATGATAAAATCAAGAGGTTATACAGTAACCGACAGGAGATCAGATAACCTTGTTATAATATCCAAAGGCGAAGTTGAAAACAGCTTTTATATATTCGGCGGCAAAGACGAAAGAAGCCAAGACTTGGTACAGGGTATCACGCTTGCGGGAATGCTCTTTGATGAGGTTGCTCTTATGCCTCAATCATTTGTAAACCAAGCAACGGGGCGATGCAGTGTTGAGGGTTCTAAGTTTTGGTTTAACTGCAACCCCGAAAACCCGCAGCACTTCTTTTATACTGATTGGGTAAAACAGCATAAAGAGAAAAACCTTTTATATCTTCATTTCACAATGGACGATAATTTGAGTTTATCCGAGAGAGTGAAACAAAGATATAGAAGTATGTACACGGGTGTTTTCTTCAAACGCTTTATACAAGGGCTTTGGGTAGTTGCTGACGGACTATGCTTTGAGCAATTCGCAAACCAACCCGAAAAGTGGATAAAAGACGAAGCGGAAAAGGATATTAACTTTATATCCGTAGGCGTTGACTTTGGCGGGAACAATTCAAAAACAACCTTTGTTGCTACGGCAATACACGGGAACTTTGCACGCATCGGAGTAATAAAGAATTATAAGCTTGACGGGGCAAAGGGAACAATTGACGCAAACAGACTCAATACAGAGTTTATACGCTTTATAAAGGAATTACAGGCGGAATATAAAAACGCCCCTGTTAAATATGCTTTTTGTGATTGTGCGGAAACATATTTGATAGCGGGAATAAAGAACGCTGTACAAAGTGCGGGCTTGGGGCTTGCAGTAGGTGACAGCGAAAAAGGAAGCATAATTGACCGTATTGTATGTACCAACACTCTATAAAATACCAATAGGGTGTATATTTGACGCTCTTGTACACAGATAATAAACGCCTTACGTTCTGCAATGTGGGACGCAAAGGCGGCAGAAAAAGGCATAGACAAACGAAAAGACGATTTTACAACGGATATTGATACTTGCGATGCTTTTGAATATTCAATATCAAGATTTATTTCAAGACTTACACCAAATTAAGGAGTGATATTATGGCGAAGAAACCTTATCCCTTTGAAGTATGTATAAAGTGCTGTCCCCCCGGCGGAACAGGCGGCGGGGATCTGATACTTGATACAGAAATGAGCGATACTTCCGAGAACGCAGTACAAAACAAAGTCATTAAGGCATATGTTGACGAAAAAATAGGTAATAACACAGAGGATGAAAGTATCGGTCATTATAATGGGCTGGATGTAACCCCTACACAAATTGATTTGATTAGTGTCAACATTTTAAATGATGGAACTGCAAGCATTGCTTATGGAGATTATCCTGGCAATTATAGTGT